GATACCCCCGAAGGGGCCGCAACCATCGACCCACAAAAAAGCCCCCAGCGGCCTGTATGGCCCTCTGGAGGCTTCTCGCGATCTTCGTCCCACTGTCCCGCCACTACCTCAACCCGCGCCCCGATCTGCCCAACTGGAACCGCTCCGGGCGTCTCTCTGCCGCTCTCCCAGGATCATCAGCACCGCTGACGGTTAGGTCACGAAGTTGCGATGGCTCAGCCGTGCCTTTACAGCAGCCGGTACAGTGCGATTCCGACCGCCACCACTGCCATTGCCACGCCTGTCCAGAAGTTGTCGCTACGGGGCTTTTTCCAGCCTCGCTGATGCTGTTTCAGCGGCTTGCTCGGCTTCTGCTTTCGCTCGTTGAACCAGTCTCTGTCTTGTAATCCCATGACGCTCTCCCTGGCTGAATGGGGTGGGGGTGCTGTAACACCCCCAATTTACCCCGGAATCCCATGGTCACCGCGAGCTATTCCAGCTCAAGAACGACCTCTCCTTTGCTGTTCACTTGAACGCAAGGCACTGATTTATCAAGGATTATGTGCGCTAGCTCGCTGTCCTTGAGCGGCATTCGCCCCTGCTTTACAAGTAACTTGTTGATTTCTATGCACTTTTGCCGCAACGCCTCTTGCTCGGCGTTCGACAGTCGCAAGGTCGCAGGCATTGTCAATTTATCCATAATTAAATGATTCCCCGAAGTCTACGTGCATGCATGTGATTTGTGTTGACGCATGCAAGTTCCTCCGTATACATTGCCCGCCAATGTGATTTGCATGCATGCGTGCAGACGGAGTTGAAATGCATCAAGACGGATCAAGCGCGATGTTCATCGACTACCTATCGGTAGAGCAGGTGTATCCGTTCGATCTGCCGAAAGTCGCCGATATCACCATCGAGCGCTATTGCGCCCGAACCGGTGAACGTCTCAGCGTCACCCAGCCCGGCTGGAAGCATGAAGGCTCCTACACAACGTCGATCAGCATCCGTGTCGATGGTCGCAAGCTGATTGTCCAGGGCAATCCGAGCGCTGTTGATCGCCTCGACAACCTGTTCGGCTTCCGCACCGTCGATCAGTGCGTCGCGGTCTACAACCGCATCCTTGCTGAGTACGGCTTGCCTGCTCTTACGCGCTGCACTCGGCTCGACTTCATGCAGGCTGAGTCCTCCCGCGTTGTCAGTCGCAAGATCACCGGCAAGTCATCCGCCGTTGAGCAGGCTGAAAGGGAAGGGGACGCGGGCGCTTGGATCAAGACTGTTGAGAAGGCGCACAAGCACACCACCATCGGCGACGGCATGCGCATCACGCGCATCGACCTCACCACGAATCGCGCGGTAGGGAAGGGCAACGAACTCCAGTATGTGTCCTCCCTGAGCACCCAGCGGGCCGGCTACAAGGTCGGCAAGCTTTACGAAGACGGTTGCACCGTCGATTGGCAGGCTCGCGACCAGTATCGGAAGGCCTACATCAAGGCCAAAGCCATCCTGAAATTCCTGCTACCCAAGGCGCGCCGCAACTTCGGTGACGATTCGCCAGAGGTCCAGTACCTGCGCGATCTGATCGCTTACTGCGAAGAACACGGCGTTGTTCGCATGGAGCAAGAGCTAAAGCGCGAATACCTGCTGCGAGAAGGCCTCGCGTGGTGGGGCATGTTCGACGAGGCCCGCTTCCAGACCATACATGACGCATTTCTGAAGATAGACGACCGACTGAAGGTAACGGCTATGGACTTTGAAACCATCGCGGATCACCTCGTTTCCGAGAAGATCGTGACCAGCACCAAGGCGGCATACACGACCGCCCAATACGCAATGCTCTGGATGACAGGCAAAGCCAAGTTCGACTTCAACAAGTCGTCTGTCCAGACCCACCGCGCCCGCCTGCGCCGTATCGGTATCGACATTGCGAACCCGTGCGATGCGCTCAAAGTCCGCCCAATCGTTCACACCGCCAGCCGCGAAGTCATCCCGGTTGACGTGCTCCCGATGCCGACTTGGTACCGCCGTCCGAATCATCTGCAGGTGGCCGCATGATCGTTAAAGCCCGCTGCGTAATCTGCGGTTGCGACGTTGACTATGACGTCCCCGCTCATGAGTTGCACGACGCCCGCGAGCATGCTGCAAGCAGCACTCGTAACTTCTGCGCCGACTGCGAAATGCCGTTCCTCCCTGACCGGCTCGCCTTCTTTCGTGTGGAGCAAGGGCAATGATTGCCGCGACTCTCTCGCTGCTGGCCACCCTCGCGGGCGGCGTCATCGCGCTCTATTTCGTGCGTTTGGAGTTCCGCCCATGAAGACCGTGAGCTTTCAGGGTGGCCAGCTCAGCCGCTCCCAGCGCGAACGGCTTGAGCAGTACCGCCGCACTCAGGCGACCGTCAATACGACCGTCCTGCAACAGCAGGTCGCTGAAACCTTCGCTGCTCTCGATCAGCGCAAAGACCAGGGCACCAAGCCCGAACGCCATTGGTTCCTCGAATTCGAGGCCAAAGGCACCCCCTGTGTAGCCGAGCTGTTCGGCTTCTGACTCTGGAGAACACCATGCACATCATCAAAGGCACCGTCCTCGGCGTAGTAGACAAAGGCGAAGCGGACAAGCGCTGGGCCATCGTTGCGCTTCAAACGTCCGCCAAGGATCGCGACGGCTTCGACGTCACCACCACTGTCAAGGCGCGCGTGTTCGGTGACTCGATCAAGAACGGGCTGCACAACGCCTACCGGCAGCAGGCCGGTGTTGAGGTTTACATGCCGGTCACCTGCGAGGTGAACGACCGTTACCACAACATCGATTACCTGCTGGCTGGTACTCCGCTTCGCCTCCAGGAAGCTCGCCCTCAGCCTGCTCCTAACCCGGCTTCAACAGCTCAGGCAAAGGCAGCAGGTTCTAACTAATGCACACATTTGTCTGCGACGAATGCGGCGAAGAGTTCGATGAAGATTCAGATGGATCGGAGTTCGCTGTTGTTGACGATCCTGAAGGCGGCACCCTTTGCGCTTTTTGTAATTCAGAAGTAACGGAGTAACAAAACAGTGGATTGCACCGCACAACTGACCGCCGAGTGCGTAACTACGGTGTTTTCCGCTGGCTTCTTTCTCACGGTCACCTGTTGGGGCCTGGGAATAACCCTTGGCGTCGCTCTCGGCGTCATTCGCAAACTGTAAGGAGTAACAAACATGACCGAAATTTTCGCAGCTGTAGACTTGGCTACCGTGGCTACCTGGGTTGGCACTACTGGCGTCGTCATCATCGGTATTGCCATGGCCTTCAAAGGCATCGACCTCGGCAAGCGCGGCGTTCGGAAGGCCTAACGGCCTCTTCGGGGGAGGGGCTTCGGCCCCTTCATTCATTATGGAAGAAGCGCAAATAGCACTTACCGCAGCGGACTTGGCAATGCTTGCCTATTCGCTCGTATTCATTGGCGGAGTATTCGGTGGATGGGCATTCATTACTGGAGTAAATCAGCGGTTCTAACCCTCCTGGTCGTACTCTCAATCGGCCATGCCCATGCGGCAACTCGCAAGCAAGTTTCGATGCCCTCAGACGGTCAAGTGATCGGCTCCGGTAACGGTTCGTCCAGGAGCGGTGGCACACTGCACGTTCCAGGCGACGGAAAGACCGAATATATCCCGTCTTCATATGGTGGAGGCTCTAAGGGTACAAAACTCCCTATTAAGCCAACCTATGACTACTCGATACCACGCACCGTAAAGGGGATGACTACGAACCTACGCGGCGGAGTGTATGGCGCGGTCCTCGGAATCGGCCTTCAATATATGCTCGATGCGGTTGACGGCATTATTGACGAAGGCCAGGTAAAAGTGCCTTCAGGTTATGAGGTTGTGCCGGGTGGCTACTATTGGCGCAATTCGCTGCAAGCCTCGGTTGATTATTGGTCTGCATATTCGGCTTGTGAGGGCGCTGCCTCCCATCGCACCTCTACCACCTCCTACGATGTCACTGTCGATCGTGTGGTTTTTAATTCAGATACATCTGCAACTTGTAAGTTGTTACGGAACGGTTCCCCTAATCTTCTTTCGACCACCATGACTCGCTTTGGTGATTCCTGTCCTGCTGGCACTACTTATAATTCCGCCATTGGCGGTTGCGAGGGTGCTGGCGAATATCGTCTTGCCACTGATTCTGACTTCGAACTCATGGAAGCAGCAGCGTCAGCAAAAGACTCTGAATGGTTGAAAGAACGTCTGCGTGAACATTGCGAAGGCTCCCTAAATCCTCAGGGCTGTTACGACGACCTCCGCGAAAATACCTGGCTTGAAGGTCCTGCAAGCG